ATGATGCCTCCGTCTTTTTTCTTTTTACGTCCTAAAAACTCTTCTAAATTTTCAGTTCCTCCCATAATACCTTCTTCCACATCTTTGTAATAATCCTCTCCTTCTGGAGTTACTCTGTATACTTCTTCTGCTTCTTTTAATTCTTCAACTCTTCTACCTTTTGTAGCTTCATCCATTGTTACATCAATTTCTGCAAAACCTTTAGTATCTCTGTCTGTCATAAATTCTACATTTGAGCTACCTGTGCTTTGGTCTACATCAACTCTGATATCTGGTCTATCAGGGTGAACATAAGTTTCTACTCTATCGGATTCTTTAATTTTTTTACCTTCACGAATTACTTTTTGAATTACAGCATTGTAAAATTCTATGCCTTTGTCTGCTACAGCAGCAATACCTTCTTTAACAGGTTCTCTGTTTAAAAATTTTAATTTGCTCATGAAAGGCATTGATGCAAATAATCCTAGTGCTTTTAAAAAATCCCGTCTATCCATTATGCTCCTTCTACCATTTCACCAAACTCTGCTTGTTCTTCTAAAAAGTCTTTATATGTTCCTTCGTCTTTCATTCTTTGAATATCTTTTTGAATCGCATCATAACCCATTTTTCCTAAACCAACAGCAGTAATTCCAAGTCCAATAGGAGTCATAGCTCCGGCTATTCTTGGAGTTAAGTTTAATATTTTACCAGCTAAACCTGTTAAACCTTTACCACCAAATTTTTTATAAATATCTGGTGCTATTAATTCTATGCCAACCATCGGATCGAGAACAGACTCTGCAATACTTTTGCCCTCATCTAAATTAGACTTAATTGTTGTTCCTGCAAAACCTGCCGCTACACCAGGTGTTCCCAAAGTTTTTAATAAACCACCTAATAATTTTTTAGTGCTAGATCTAACTGATTTATTTAATAAAGGTGCAGCTGCAATCGGTGCAACATAAATAGGATTATCTGCAGCCCAATCTAAAATAGTAGATTGCGGAACTTTTTCATCTGTTTCTTTGTTTACCACAGCTCCTATTTCAGGATTATAAATAATATCATTTTTTGGTTTTACTTCTGCTGCCTCAACTTCTGTTGGTTTCAACATTTGATAACCCACATATGCAGCAACAGGTAATCCAAAAATTCTTGGAGCTCCTGCTCTAATTAAATTTAAAGCTTGTTTATATCCTCTACCACCTTCAAGGAAAGGTTTAACTTCTTCAATAGTTTTTATATCTGCAGGAACTTTAAAAGAGTAACCATGTTTTTTGTAGATATCATCAAACATATCTCCGTAAGTATCTAAAGCAGCTTTATTTTTTATAACTTTATTTGGTTCATCAAAACTTATTCTTAAAGTTCTTACAGGAAGCTGTCCTGATTTTAAATTTTTGTTAGCTTCTATTTCAAACTTTCTAGCTTTTTCATTATACTCTTTTGCTATTTTTGGTTTATCTTTTGGATCTGCTTCTTGTAATCTTTTTTCATAAATACTTGTTTGTTTGTCAAAGGCTTTTGCTTTTTCTTGATTGATATCAGATTTGATACCTTGAACAAAAAGACTATATGGAGATGTACCAAATCTTGCAGATGATCTTATGTTTTTAATTTCATCTGTTTCATAACCAGTACCTGGTATTCGCTCTTGTATTCTTTTTCTTAAACTAGAAAAGAAAGCTCTAGTTTTACCTAACGCTTTTGCAACTCTGCCT